TCCGGCACCAATGTTCAAAATCTCAACCTTGTCAGAAGCACCGAAGATTGAGGTGTTGACGGTGATGGTGGTTGCCGATGCCGAGTTCATCACTATTCGATAACCAACATCAGCAACTGTCAAGGTGTAACTACCCGTTTTGGTTGACACAGGCAAGGTTGTGATTGCATTGAGCTGCGAAGCCAGGAGCGTGTTGCCTGAACCGAATGGAAATGGTGTTGCCATAATGCTCCTATTGTAGTGCGTAGTCGGTGTCGTCGAGGGCTGACGTATCTAGGATAAACGGTATCACGAGTTGGACTTGACCCAACCCAACAGTGACAGTGTGCCGTGATGGGTTGATGCTGTGCCGTATGGATTCGACAACCACATTCTGTGTCACCGTTGCCGGTGTACCAGTAGCAAAAGTCTTAGTCACTGACAGGATGTCACCAATCTCCAACCCTGCCATCTGTGCTTGTTGTGCTGTAGTCAACGCATTCAACAACACATCCATCTCCGAGAACCTGACCACAGGTTCCTGAAACCGTGTCAACAACGACAACGCCAACGCAGACCCAGCAGCATCAGTGGCCAACGGAACACCAGTCAACGACAACGCCTTGATCCCGTACTCAGCCTGCGACGCTGTACCAGACGCAATGCTCGAAGCCGTACCACCATCAATCTGCACAGCCACACGATTCACAACCGTCTCAGCCCCATACACATTCGACAAAGACTGAATCGGAACACCAGCCGTACCACCAAACGAAGCCACAGCCGTACCAAACGACGACGCAATCCGAGCATCAAACTCAACCAACCCCGAACGATTCACAAACAAACGCCCACCCTCAGCCGTCGCCACATCCTGCAACGCCTGCAACACATTCGTTGCATCCTCATACGCAACCGTTCCACACGTCGCAATCCCAGTCTCGATGTTCCGCAACGCAGTCGAGAATGACACTTCAGGACGATCCAAGATTGCTGACACACGGGCAGAGGTGAGTTGTGATGAAGGGTTGAATGCTGTCAGCACGGTTTGACCTAGTTGACCGAGCGCGTCGGTAGCAACGATTGTTGCTGTTGACAGGTTCGGTTCGGCATAGTCAATGTTCAAGTCGTACACAAACCCTGAGAACATTGAAGTCGTACCGGCTGTACCGCCATACACCTCAAACTTGCGACGTGGTGCGATACCCACAGTCCCACCCGAATACCACTGTGAGTCTGTGTTGAGTGGATCAAAGTATCGGTCAGCTGCACGATCATCGGCAACGATGGTGCAGTTCGATGACGGGAACGAATCAAGTTGTGTCGCACGGCCACGATTGATATTGATGTTCGTCACATACTCGGTGACATCAACAAAGTCTGTTGACCCATCCAACACATCAGTGCCATCCAGCAGACTTGAATCCAATGTGAACGCATCAGCCAAGAAGCCGACATCCAACAACACTTTGTATGTTGAACCCCACTTTGCAGCCTTAGCCACTAGCGCACTCCAACAAACCCAGCGAACTGATTACCATTCCTCCGAGCAAACTCTGTGAACATATCGTTCAGATCGGAGACAAGTGTTGCTTCATCACTAATCATTCCAGCGTTCACATTCACAACGAAGCCACCACCAGCAGGGTTCGCTTTGAACCCAGTCGAGTTACCAGTCACCGTTGCTGGGATAGAAGCAGCCACACCAGCCATCGGATTAGCAGCAATCACCTTTGGATACAACAGTTGAGTCTCCCCAACCTTCTTGATCGCCTCACGATAGTTGTCCAACGCTTCAGTCTCACGTTCAATCGCCTCAGCCACAGCATCAGTCGCATCAGCCTGAGCGTTCTTCGCATCAGTCAACGCATCCGACAAAGTTTTGAATATCTCTGAACCAGCCGACGCACCAAAGACCGCCTCATTCAACAAACCAGTAGCAGTCGTCAAACTATTAGTTGCCTCAGTCTGCTGATCAATCGCATCAGCACTCGACAACTTCGCCTCAGCCAACGCAATCTCAGCCTCACGAATCGCCTGGGGTGTTGACTCAGGATCAGCACGAACTTTTTTCAACGCCTCCTCAGCATCCTTGATCGCAAACAACGAACCTTCCACGTTGTACCCAGCACGTTCCAACCCACGCTGAGCCTGCTCCAACTCCTTCGCAGCCTTCCTAGCCTGTGGTGAATCAGCACCGAACCCAGCCACAGCCTGATTCAATGCAGCCTCAGCATCAGCCACACCCTGGTTCGCCTGAGTCAACGATTCGCCAGCCTTCACCGAAGCCTTCTGCGCAGCAGTGAACGACTTCTGTGCAGAGTTACTTGACTTCAACGCATCCGTATAAATCTTCAACTTCTCCGTCGCAGTCTTCACAGCCTTGGCCACACCACCAGTACCACCAGCACCACCCAAGACATCTTCGGTGACTTTGCCAGTCTTATTGAAGAACCGTTCAGCAGCATCAGCAGACATCAACTCAGTTTTGAAACGGTTGACAGGAATAGCAATCTTGTCGAATGATGCCTTTAGATTGTCAATGTTGATTGCTGTACCAGTCAACGCTTTGTATGCGTCCTTGGCTGCTTCACCTGCTGCGAATGGTGCCTTTGCAAGAGCCGACGCAAAGAAGTAAGCCTTGTACAAAACATTGGCTACCGTTGCACCTGCGACAGCCATAGTTTTGAACGCTGCGACAACCGATGTTCCAGCACCGCCAGATTCAAAGATCAACTGTTGGAACCCTGCAATCAAACCCTTCTCACCGATCACACTTGTGACTCGTTGAACAGCAGGAGCAACATTGTCTGTCAGGAACTTTGCAAACTTATCCAAGTAGGGGAGCAACGCTGCACCAATCGTTTCAACAATCTCACCGAACTGTCCCCTGATAATTTTGAGTCTCCCACCGAACGTGTCAGCAGCAGTTGCAGACGCACCACCAAAGGTTGCCGTCAAAGATTCCAACACCTTCTGGAAGTCTTTTGACTTCACAACATTCTCATCGATTGGCACACCCAACTTCTTCAACGCTGTGAAGTTGCCCAAACTAGCCTTGCCCAAACTTATGCTCACAGCCGTCAAGTCGGCTCCAGTTTGTGCAGCTATATCTTGACTAAGACTGAGCAGACCTGTTGCCTTGTTGTAGTCACCAGTGGCGCGAGTCAACCCACCCAACGCTGCTCGAAGATTGGTATCAGACTCACCAGTCAAAAGTTGTTGAACAGCGATCAACCGTTCTGTGGATGCAATCAACTGATCAGAAGCACCAAAGGTGGTGCGCAACTGTTTCGCCAACAACGCTTGAGACTTCTCATCCTCAGCAGCAGCCTGCACTGCTTTACCTGCGAATGCTGCAACAGCACCGAACGCAGCTGCACCAGCAATCGCCATTGTTTTGAATGACGGCATCAGACTTGACACCTGGGTCTTCAACCCACCCATGCCATCGTTGACTTGCTTGATGCCCTTCTTGTATTGATCAGCGTCAGCAAGGAATCGAACTACGAAGGTACGTGCGCCAGCCATGCGCTAATTCTAGATGACATCCTCACAAGCCGAGCGCAAGGCACGGAAGTCAGCCAACACAGCAGACCACAATGCTTTACCTTCAAGACCGTCATACTTCGTGATCACCTTGCCTGCATCCCACCACGCATCATTCATCTCAACACCGATGGTGCGCTTGCGTCGAGGCTGAGCAGACTGACGTGGTGACGCTGGTGTTGGGTTCCGTGCAGGTTCGTATTGGAAGTCGGTGTCAATGAACTTGCCTGATTGTTCGTGGAACTCAAACGGTTGATCTGGTGCATGTTGTGGAAGGTAGAAGATACGCGCAGCATCTTTCGTTGCAGGGTCACCTTGCAAGTTGATTCGTTCGTGCAGCTCCTGCCACACTGCTCGCCACAGTCCTGCCGGTACACGCTCAGCGAGTGGCAGAACTAAGTGATAGTGAGGATCATCCAGTCGATGTGAGTACGTGGAGTAGGCAAGATACTCAAACCCGTCAAGGTTGGCATTGGCGAATGATTCACCGTCCATGTCAACGACCAACGCTTCAATGAACCTGATCGCAGTATTACCGCGAGTCCTACCTGGGTAGTACTCAACAGGTGACCACAACGCACCATCAGACTTGTTGGCATTCTCCTCATGGTGCATCAAGCGTTCCTTGAGGTCAACCCAATTCGTGGCGAACGGCTTCGGCTGAACAGACTTGACCGAATCAAAATAGACAACCATCGCTACCTCCCTACCTACAGGGTAGCGAAACCACAGCCAAAGTCAACGATCTTTCAGTTTCTCCAAAACCTTGTCAATCGCGTTCAAATACTCCTTGGCAATGTTGTCCTTGTTCTTACGCACAGTAGGCCAGAAGAAGTACCCAGACTTCCCACGATGCCGAAGGAACTGCGTCGTCCTACCCCCACCCTTACGCAACCCATCAGAAGCGACTCGGTTGCCCTGTGCATCGATTGTTGTAGCACGTGACCTAGCCCCAGCCGAAGTCCTGTTGGATGAACCAAACTTGCCACCACCGAACTCAGCACCGAAGAACACATCACCTCTGGTCACCTTGGTCTTGCGACTTCGGTTCGGCTTTGACTTGGATACGAACCCAGACTTGTCCTGCAACTTGATTGTCGGGATGCGGTCACGTTGCGCCCTCATCCCCTTCATCACTTCTAACGCCTGACGATTTCGGGTCACCGACGCAGCCTCGAAGGTTGCTGCTACAACAAGCAGCTCTGCAACACCTTGACTTGCGATTCGTGCTTCTTTGTTGAAGTCAGGATATGTCTTGGCTAGATCACGAAGGAAGTCACCAAGACCTTCAATCAATACCGGCTCATCGATTGAGATGAATGTTCCTCCACGACTTGCCATACACCGATACTACTTGCCTAGGTGAATGGCTCTCCATCGAAGGTACGCCAACATTGTGAACAGCATTCGTGGTTCTTCTGCCAGCAACACTGATGGTGCAATCCCTGTCTCGCAAGCGAGATATGAAATTACCCAGTGGGCTGACTGGTCTCCAAAGGGACGATCACTGCGTCTGCGCTATCTCCCACTTCGAGTGCTTCAATCTCATCGCACCATGATTCAAAGTCCAACCCAGTCTTCTTCAACCGTTTCTCTGCATGCCATCCAAGGTATGCAAGATCAGTCAATGTGAGTTCGGCTTCAAACTTGGCGACACTGCGATTGTATTTATTTTCAAACGCAATGAAGTCAGGAAACGCAGCAATGATTGTGCGTTGCTTACTATCTAATGCACTAGTCAAACTGAGTGCGATTTTCATTCTCTACCTCCGCAGGTAAGGGATTGGATTATTTGAAACTACGCGCCAGAACCAGTCTTCGTAATTGCACCAGAGATTGGGAAACTGATGCTCATGGTGGCTAGGTCACCGATAGCACCCTTGACCATTTCGTGTGAAGTTGGCAGAACCGAGAAGGCGTACTGTGGATTCGTGGACGAAGCAGCAGCAGTTCCGTTCGGCTTCACTGTCATCGGTACAGCAGTACCAGCAGTGAACGCATCGAAGAACAACTTCTCAATGGTTGGGTAGTCCTGTTGCAATTCCATTGTGATCGAGTTATCGATCAAGCCTTGGATTCGTGTCACAGCTGACGAGCCCATTGAAGTTGTGGCAACTTCAGCAGCACTGGACGACAATGTAATTGACGTTACATACGCGCTGATGTCGGTGTTTGCAGTGCCGTAGGTGACTGCCACGTTTGTGAGTACTTGCTTGGCCATGATGTCTGCTCCTGCCTATCGGCGTTCGAGTTGATGTCTGCTCGGCAGAGCCGATGCGATAACACTACACGCCACAAGCAACACTCGGCAAGGGGTCAGGCGTACACCGTGACCGTGAAGTCAATCGCCAGATACGTTGCGTCGTTCGCTTCAAGGGTAGAGATGTTGTCAGCAGACTCGACAATCAAGTCCTGCACAACCCCACCCAAAGTCCGATCCGATTCAATCGCTTGACGAATAGAAGTAGCACCCTTATATGACAGGTAGCCATCCAACAAAGTTTGTGCAGTGCGCTCTGCCGAACGACCCACCACAACACTGATCGTGAACTTGTGGGTTATCAAACCCCCACCCATAGCCCCGTTGTACTGGATACTGTCCAGCAACGGCCAAGCGAACGGGGTGTTCACATTGTCAGGCTGATAGGCGTAAGCGCGAAGACCTGACACGGTTGCCAGGTTCGCAGCCAAACCAGTTTTGATCTGGGAGACGGTAGTGGTTGAACTCATGCGAATAGACGCATGCGTCGG